CCACACTGCGCCAGTTGCGTCGCCCTCAATTGTCACTGAAAGCGCCGACGTAAGAGCACTAAGGCTAAAGGCTGAAAAATCAGCCGTACCTTGAATGAGAAAGGTCAAGTCATCAGCCAAGCCTTGAATACTGGTATTGGCAATGGCGTTAGCAATACTAGACCAGCGATCACCGTTAGCAGGCCACGTTGAAGTGGTCTGGTACAGCGTTCCCGGCGTGGTGACGCCGTTGTCCGAGTCGCAGAATATGTATAGCACAGGTTACCCCCGTACTACCCTGAGAATCGCCGTAGTAGATGTCGCTGCGGGGAACTGCACGGTGAACGTGTTCGTTGCCGTTTTATCTGCGCCGAAGTCCAGCACGGCAACCGCCTGATTGCTCTGCGCCGTGTTGTAAATGAGCCCGCCGCGAGCAGTGAAAGACGCAGGCGACCAGACAGCATTGTTGAACGAAATGTACGTCACCCCGTCCACCGTAGTCGGTCCCACCGCCACAGTAAGAGCCACACCGCCTGCCGTGTAACCACCACCAGATACTTCATTAGAAGTCGTGTACACAGTGGTGGAACTGTTTAATGTTGCCGCGCTTGTGTACAGCGCCAGATAAAACGTCCCGGTCAGAGCTTGGGCTTGGAACGCATCGGTGGTGGTCTGGGTTATCGCCATATCAGTTCACCGGCTGCCGGAACTGCCCAGACCGGTAAGCATCCTGACGCTCCATACCATCTCCAAGGCGTTTCGCCATAGTGAGGGCTTCTTTGTACTTCCCGTCATAGAGTTGCAGGAGGTCAGTCTCGCCCTTCAGGTAGGTATATGCTTCAACAAGAGAGCCATACAGGAGAACAGGATCAAAATTATCACCCAGCCATGTTTGCCCAGAAGCCGCAGTGGTAATCGACTCCGGGTAGAAGAAGTAGTGAAGCTCCATCGTGTAACCTGATCCCGGAGTCGGACCAAGAATAAACGACAGTTCCGTAGGTGATGCAGACTGCGGACCGAACAGCGCATAGTACCGGGGAAGTCCCGTGGTCGTAGCGGACGTGTAAGCCTCACGAATGAAGTTAACGTCCTTGTTCAGAAGATACGAATACACCCCGGTGCCGTCGATCACTGCGAGGGAGTACACCGCAAGGAAGTCATCTGGGCAGCTAAGGTAAGCGTTGCCAGAAGTAACTGTGCCCGTCACGTTTTTCCGAAGCGACGGAAACTGCACCGAGTTGAAGATGCGGGTCTCTGCCTGACGAATGAACGTCGGAATTTGCGCTGCAAACGTCGTATCAGGATTCTCGACGTACCCAGCAATCGCGGCTTGCAGTTGGGTGTAGTTCATATCGACTCACGCCATAGGTCCGCGAGCCGTAACCCCTTTAGTGGCTGCGCCATTACCACGAGTCTTGATCCCGGTAGTCTTCATGCCTTTCTGGGGATACCCCGTCTGCCCCAAGGGATTCTTGTTGGGCTTGGGTTGGTTGTACTTGGTGGTAGCCATGTTAACTCCCCCGGCGACCGCCGGTCTTCTTCTGGTTAGCTACTTTAGCAAGGCCACGGCCCATCTTGAGCATCTGCATGGAGGTCTTGCCACCAGCAGCATAGCCCTTGCTCATTTTGCCACCACACGATTTACCTTTCATGGTTCTCTCCTATGTCACAGCTACAGTAACTGACCCTACATAAAGGGTCATACGAAGGCTATTGGGGGTAAGAAGCTGATCCGGGTTTGTACTGCCACCCACAGGATTCCAACCCCACTCAATGACCCTGCTGCCTTCTCCCAAGTTTCCGTTAGCAAGTGTACCAGAGACTTGGTAGGTTGTATCTCGACGCGGGTTACGCAGGGCTTGTGGATCGTTGACCGGATACATACCCAGTTGAAGTTGGGGATGGTCAGGCTCCCAACAGGACGGACAGACCAAAATATTGACGTTCTTGGTCTTGATAGTCAGGGTTTTGAGTTGCTTCAGCTTGTAGCGAAACCCGCAACGGTCGCACTGCGCTATCGCTTTTTTGCCTATGGCAAATTGGTTTGCCACGGTTTAGTTGCCGAACATATAGCGCGGCACAAACCGCACAGGGGCCTTCTCACGGTCTTCTTCGGCAGCGTTAGCCCACGCCTCGTCGTACTGGGCCTTCAGGACTTCCATCCGTACCATCGCGTCAGGTACTTTCATAGACAGATAGTAAGCCAGACCACAGACAAGCGCGGGAAGGAACCTAAACGGTACGTCCATCGTGTTAGTACCAGACCCGGCATCCTGAATGCGCCGCAGTCGCCAGTACACGAACGTATACGTCTGCGAAGAGTCCGGTGTGGGCCACACCGTAATCTCAGGGGATTCAAGTCGCTTGACCCATACTTGGATGGGTCGTCCAGTAGCAGTCTTCGTCGGGATGCTGGCGTAGGTAGACGAACTGATACGCGAGATTGTTATATCAGCTTGCGTCGTTCCACTGCCTGTGCGGATAACGTGATCCAGAAGATCAACCGTATCTACTGGCAGCGAGTAGGTAGCCGTGCCCGGCGTGAGAGCTACAGTGCCTTGCTCCAACGTCCACAGGTTTACGCCCCGGTTAGCCCAATCCTGAAACAGCAGGTTCAGAGATCGCCGTGCGGTACGAAAATCATAACCAGACCGCAACTCGGCACCGCACCGTTCAAACGCCTCTTCGATTATCTCGGAGAGATCAAGATCAAACGATGTGGTGCCGGAAGTAGTCATCGTTACATCATCATGCCCGGATTAGACGGTCCACCGGGAGGCGTCGGCATTGCGGGAGGAGCCGGAGGTGCCGGAGGAGCCGAGGGTGGAGGAGGCGTCGGAGAAGTAGGCGACGTGGGAGGCGTCGGGTTCTGCGGGAGACCCGCTACGTTAGCAACCGCACCCGTCGAGGGAGTGGTAGGTGTCGTTCCCGTAGAAGGCGTAGTAGTGGGTTTGTAGTTAGTCGGCTGACCCATACCGCCGAACAAGCCACCTATACCGGCGCGGTGCATTTGGTACACATTTGACTGGTATGCGGGATACTGCTGCTGATATTGATTCTGCGCTGCGTTAAACGCCTGTTGTTGGCTCATGCCTTGAGCCATCATTCGTTGAGCAAGATTCTGTTGCGGCATTGCCTGCTGCATATACCCCATGCGATCCATCATGCCACCGTAATCACCGCGACCGCCGCCGTAACCGCCGTAGCCACCAGCATAGTAGGGGTTACCGCCGCCCTGCATCATGCCCATGTAGCCGCCCATCGGCTGGGGACGCATCATGCCCATGTAGCCACCGCCACCGCCGTAGCCGCCGTAGCCGCCATAACCACCGCCGTAGCCCATCATTTGACGCGGGTAACCACCGCCGTAGCCGCCGTAGCCGTCAAAGCGGTCCTCGTTGTAGCCCCTCATTTGACGCGGGTAATCATCACCTATGGTCCTGTGACGCGGGTAATCATCACCTATGGTCCTGCCGCCATAGCCACCGCCGTAGCCACTGTTGGGGCCACTGTTGGGCGTGTTTTGAGCGAGGCTTGCCCGGCTTAGCAAAGACTGAATGTTGTTATCAAGCCCGCCGTAGTAGGAATTATCTGCCACGTCACTTACCTCTTGTTACAAGGGCGACAGGTGCCGCCCTTGGCATAAACATCTATTAGTTGAGGAGAATCCTTCCGACTCAAACGGGTCTTACGTGGTTTTTTCTGTGGAGCAATAGCCCCCATACCACGACATGGACGCATCTTACTTCATCCGAATCTGCGTGCCAGCAGTCTTACCCTTGCGGGCTACACCGTCAGCTTTGACGTGACCACCCTTGCGGAACCCCATCTCCTTGTGTTCCTTCTGCTCGTACTGTTTCAGGTTCTTGGGAGCGCCTTTCAGCGCACGCTCTTCCTGCTTCGCAATCTTGCGAGTGTCCTTTTCCTTACCAGCAGCTTCACGCCGCTCGTGAGCAGCGAGTTTGGTCTTGCCTTTCTTGGCGAAGAACGCAGCCATTTTGCCAGACATCTTTTCCATTAGATCAGTCTCCCGCGAGTTTTGCCTTTACGTGCAATGCCGTTGGCTTTTACGTGACCGCCTTTGGCGAAGCCCAAACCTTTCAGCTTATCGGCATATACGTTGGTGCTGCTAAGGGGTTTATCCCGTTCCTTTTGACTCATTGCAGCACGCTCACGCAGTTTTTTCATTACTGCGTTGTCTTCATCAAGACCCAGCCCTTTCAGCTTATCTGCGGCTTCCGTAGAGTAGTTACGCGGTTTAGGCGCAGCAGCAGGTTTGGATACAGTTGGAGTAGCCTGCGGTACTTTCTTGACCGTATCAGGACGTTCAGATTTGTTCGCGGGGGCCGTGCCCATTACCACTTCTGACCGTTTTGCGGGGGTAGCGGGTTTAGGCGCGGAAGCAGAAGCACGAATACTTTTCGTTGCGTCCTCACCGATAGAAACACCAACGCTACGCGGCGTAACTTGGGAAGGCGGTTTGGATGGAGTAATTTTTCGCATCCGAATATCGTTAGGGCTATAAGACCGACTTTTTTGTGAAGGCGGATTTTTCTTAGCCTCTTCAGCGGCAGCTTTTGCCACTGCTTTCTTACTACGTCCATACTCATCTTGGCCGGGCTGCCGCATATATTCAGGCAGGCGATCGTCCATCAGCCAGTTTTTAAACCGTTGAGCTACGCTTATCCCGCCTTCTTTAACTGGGCCGGGACGGCTATTGCGTTTTTGCTCCATTTCTTTCTGTTGGCGTTCGCCAAGTTTTTGAATGGCATCCCTATAACTGCCGGGTTCATAACTACGTGCCATTACACGAATCTCCCTTTGGTTTTGCCTTTAGTGCAGCAGCCGTCACCACGGCGCTTGGTGGATTTGACTTTGCCGCCCTTAGCGTAGCGGTTCTCCCCGCGGTTCTCGCCAAAGGCTCTTTCAGCAGCCCTACGGAACTTGTCGTCTTCTTCCTGCTGCCGAAGTCTTTTCTCAACTTCAGGGCTTACGGTGTAATCTTGCTCTTCTCGCAGTCGTTGTTGCGCCCGCTTGTCGTATTCATCTTGTACTTTTTTATCCGAAGCGTCCATTTCTGCAAGAAATTTACGCCGTTCCGGCGTCATGGGTACGTCTTCGTTGTCATTTTCGTCGTCAGACGTATTTGTAACAGGCTGTCGAGCGGGCATTAGCCTTTCCTCATTTTCGCAAAAGTTTGAGCCAGACGTGCCCGCTGGCCCATTTTGCCGGGAGCCTTAGCTGCGGCGGCGAGTTTCTTGGGCGGGATAGTTTTTCCCGCTTTCACGCCCAAAGACGCACGGAGAGCGCCGGGCTTCTTGATAGCTTTCTGAATCCATTTCTCAGCCATGAGAATTTCCTAGCAATTCCACGCCCGAAGACTTTTGTTGATACGGGAATTGGGATCATTCGCCGTCTTCTTGCTGGTAAGTTTCTTTTTCATGCCGGTCATTCTTTTACAGAATGAGTCACGGCGAGGACCGCCTTCAGGCTGCGGAGCCTTCAGCCCCGGCTTACCGGGGTTAGCCTTGTTGTACGAAGCCCTGCCTTTGGCATTCAAGCCTCCAGCAGGGTTCTTACCTTCTTTGCGAGTCCAAGCAGGAGACTTAGGCATAGAATGCTGTCACCGTGCAGCCAGACAAAGTAGCGTGTACGTCCGTCTCAAACAGAATCCCGTCATCGGGGATGTACACACTGTTGGTGGAGCCCGTACCAGCAGCCGAAGCTGCTATGTCCATCTGGAATTCAATCACTCCAGATGCACCGCCATCCCGCAAAATGATGCTGCCAGCGGCAGCACCAGATACTACAACGAGACTTCTGATACGCGTGCGATAGCTGACAAGTGTCCCGGTAGAGCCCAGATAGACACTTTTAATATCAGTTTGCATACTCATGGTTCTGCTCCCTGATTAGCTATTAGGCACTAACGGGGTTTGCGCTACCGTCATCAGCACGCTGGATGTATTGCACGTAAATGATAGCGCGGCCAACGCCAGCCGCCGTACCGACCGCATA